CCAGCGCCAGTACTACGCCACGAAAAATAAAGTCCTTTGCTTGCTGCTCACGCGGCAAAGCTTCGAAGGGAACCATGCAATGATGCTGCTTAAGTTCTGGACGTTTCTCTGGTCCATAAGTCCAGCCTTCAGCGACCTTCTGCGCAAGCCAACTTTCATGCGACGCCGCCGGCCCTGCTTCAGGATGTTCAATGTGCAGTTTCACTCCAAGCAGGGCAGAATCTTTCTGCCACTGTGGCGCATCTTCCCATGCAGGTTGACTGTTGTCACCAAGCGCTTGACAATATGCACGGTTGACTTCGTGACACACGCGAGCTATCTGTTCGAGATTCATTATCGTGACTCCTGTTCGAAATAGAGATTGGCCCAATTCGCTCGGTAGCTGGCGGCGTCTTTGTAACGCTTGCCTTCACCGACGAACTTGCGGATGTCGGCGTCGCAGGCAGCCTTGGCTTCGGCGGAAAGGTGCTGGTAGGATTTCTTACCGGCGGCGGCTGCGCGAGTCCCTTCGCCGCTTTGGCGAGCACCTTCGACCTTGTCGGAAGCCTCGCGCGGCTCAGCCTTAGCGGGCTCCAGTGTCTTTTCGACCTCGGCAGCCACGTCGTCGTAGAAGGCCGCGCCCTGCTTCTGGTTGCCGGCTTCTCGAAGCTCTCCGGCGATGGCGATAGCGAGTGCGGTCTTGCGCTTATTCGTACCGAACCAAGGATTGCGCTCGTTCCAGGCGTCCATTTCGGCCTTCTGCGCGGGCGTGAAGGGGGAGTCTTCGACCTTCGCTTCCTCTTTCTTCTTCGCCGGCGGCTCCTTCTCCGCGGTGTTCAGATCGACCATCTGCTGCGTCAGCTCCGCCACGGCGGCGTGGTCGCCGGCCTCGGAGGCCTCGGCGAGCTGCGCCTTCAGTCCGCGCTTGGCGGCTTCCACTGCGCGCTGCGTCTCGACGGAGTGGCGTTCCTCTATCTGGTCGAGTCGCTCCAGGGCGTCCTTGAGGGCAGCTTGGGTCTTCTGGTAGTCGGTGCGTAGGCCAGTGTTCTCTGCGCGCACTTCGGCGAGCTGTTTCTTGACGATCGGCAGGACCGTCTCAGCGCGCTCAAGATAAAGGTCCGCGTCGATGAAGCGTTCAGGCTCACCCTTGTAACGAGATGGCGGAATCCAGCCAGTCTTTTCAGCCGCCGCTTGTTGCTCCGGCGTAGCCTTGGATTCGATCACAACTGCGTCTTCAGTATCAGCCATTTCTGTCTCCAGTAATCTTGCAGAAGATGTCACGGTCGTTCACAAGGCGATATTGCTGTCCATCCGCCGTCACCTGTTCGCCGGCGATAAATCCTGCGAACTTCGTCACAAGTACCTTATCGCCGACTTTCGCGCGGGGAATCTGGCGCCAGCGCCGGAAGATCCACAGGAAGGGTTCCCAGACGCCTTCGTCATGCCACGCACAGGGACCGACAGCGATCACTGTCGCGCGGCTGTCAACCATCGACATCCTGCCCTGGACGTTGTCGGGAAGTGCAATCATGGCGCCCTTCCTCTCCGGTTCATACAGCTTGATCAGGACCGCGACCCCTACTGGGGTCAGGCCGCTTGGATTTTCCATCTGGATCTACCTCCATTAGATATTGCTCATAGTCAAGGGTTTCGGCGAAGGCAAGGCCTCTGCACCACCCAATGTTTCCTACGCTAGCGATAACGAACTCGTCCTTAGCGTATTCGCCAGGATTGCTCATTTCCCACTGGTTACGTAAGTCTGCACGCTTAGCGTTCAGGACCGCGCGGATTTCTTTGGTCACTGGATCAAGAAGCCAAGCGTTGAACATTTCCTCGGTGATCATGCTGCTTGCCTCGTTTGGGTAGCTTTCTTCATCTCAATCACATGCCGAGATTCGAGCTCTGCCATGCGCAGGAAGTGCTCGATGCGAGAGTTAAGGTGCTCGTTTTGTGTCTTCGCCGCCGCGATCTGTGCGTTGATGGCGGCGACCTGGGCGTAGGCCGCTTCGCTCTGCGCGTTTGCGGCTTCCTGGTCGGCCTTGGCTTGCAGCTCAATGATCTTCGCGTTGTTAAGGCGCTGCTCTTCCATCATCGTGATAGCAAGTTCGCGCTCGCGGAATTGCAGCTCCATCTGTTTCTCTTGCAAGCTGCCTTGCTGCTTGACCTTCTCCAGCGTGATCTTGGGGTCTTCTCTCGGCGGCTGGCCCTGCGTACCGGGGAATACTTCATCGGGTGCGTCCACTTGGATAGCGGCGAGGAAGCGGCGCTCCACCGCATCCAGGTTGTAGCCGGGCGTGTTCGCCGCCGACTGCTTGAGCAAGATGGCTTGCTGAACGCGAGCGCCCTGGGAGGTAATGTTCGGGTCGGCGACTGGGCAGACTTGGTCTTCCATGCCGGGGGCGTAGTCGGCGGCAGTAGCACCTCCCGCGTGCGGGACGTCGGGATGGAGGTGCTTGCCGTTCAATATGAACAGCTTCTGGAACTCTTCCTTCGTCGAACGCCAAAGGCGCTTGAAGACGGCGGTGTAAATCTTCTGACCCATTTCGACCATAGTTTGGGTCGTCTGGGCAGGAGTGTTCTGGCCGGGGTTCTCGCCTACGGTGATGTCAGTGGTACCGGCTACGCGAGAGGCGTAGTTGATGAGGAGGCTCAGGAGCTGGAATAGGACGTCGCTGGGCGCGTTGACTGGAAGGGGGAAGATGGACTTACGGAGGTCATCTCCACTTGAGTCAACCCTCTTCCACTCAAAAGGCGCGATCGTATAGACACCACCTCGTATCTTGGCACCGCGTCCAAGGAAGCCTCCTGCAGTTGTTTGGAGCGTTCCTGCATCAATGAGCTGATTGATAAGAGAATTGACCGCTTCATTAAGCGGCCCGAGAAATACACCAAATCCAAGCCCATAGATACCTCCATCCGGTGAGGGGATAAATGTCTTATCCGTAAAGTATTCCGTCGCGTTGATACGGATGATCTTGCCCTTGCGCGACCCACTCGCAACGCGCTCGATGTCCTTCTCGCTGTCAAAGCGGCAGACGATGCGGACGACGCACTTGGACTGTTCCTCGAAGGTGATGATGTAGGGCTCGGCGTAGCCGTCGCCATCCAGATCAAGATCAACATGCTGTTCCAGGAACATCAGCGAAGTCGTATCATCACTCTGCGGCGGCGTGAGACCTTGACGATTGTCCTGATTCGTCTGCGTCACATTCGTCCGGGCCGGAGGGGCCGCGGTGTACCAAGTCTCTTCAAGCACGTCGCGGAAAGTCCCGCGCATCACTCGCTCGTAGACATCGTTGCGGAACAGCGGTATCTTGTGCGTCTTCCGCGGGCAGCCCTTGACGGACTTTGCCCAGTAGTTGAGGACGAGGTCCTTCGCGAGGACGAGTTCGCTGACGTTGTGGGAGAAGGCGGCGGAGTAGTAAGACTTCTTAAAATTCGTCCCGACGATGGAGACGTTGAAGATGGCCTTGTCTTCTTGCTCCTCCCAACACTTGTCTTCGTACTTGAGTTGCCAGCTCATGTGAGTCTCTACGCGATCGGCGCGGGCGGAGCGCTGACCGTCGGGGTCAGGACCGAAGGCGTTACGATCGACCTTGACGATTTGTTGCTCGCTGACGAGGGCAGGGTATGCGCGGGCGTGGAACTGCATCGCCGCGATCGTCACGAGCGGGAAGGCGACGTTGGAACACTCCGGCCATGGGAAGTTCTTCGCCTTCTGCACCTGAAGCGCGAGGTCCATTCCCGCTTCGTTGCGCTGCATCCAACGAAAGCGAGATTGCTCGTCGCGAAGGTATCCAGCGTGGCATTCTTGGCCTATTCGGCGGAGATCGTCATCGTCGAACTTGTCGCAGAGATTTGGAGCGTTGATGGCCGCGGCGTTCAGGGTGAGGTTCTGATCAAGCGTCAGCACAGTCGTACCTTTGGCGCGCGGCGCGAAAAGCCGCGCCTGCGCGCCTCCAACAGCTCCTGGGAGGAGGCATCAAGCCACGGACGAAATCGAAAGCTTACCACCGAACCCCCTGCTCGGCATGGAAGGAAGTGTGCCGCCGCCGTGCCACTGATCACCAGCTGACGAGAATCCAGCACCGCGGGGCGTGCGTTATGAGGGGATAACATGCGTCAATATCCCGTCACCTGCGATCGCCCGCCCGACGCGCTCGTGCGCTTGCGATTCCAAAAACCCTTCTCGAGTTCCATCTGCTCTTCATCAAAGAAATCTTCGGCTTCCGGTTGAGCTTCGCCGGCGAGGCCAAGACAGAGCGTGGCGGCGGAATCAAACTGGTCATCCAACCGCGCACTCGCCAGCCCGGTGAACTTGAGCATCTCTTCTTTCGCGCCTTCATAACCTTCGGCGTTAGTGTTCCACCTAGTTGCTCCGGCACGATGGCGCTTTTGGAAAGCGCGGCCGCGGGATGCTTTGTCTTTGATCGGCTGGAGGACGACGATGTTGAGGAAGATATTGCGTTCGCGCATCTCTTGCTGGATTGTCTTCTCGACGGAGAGCCAGATCTGGCCGCCCTCAACAAAGTGGGTCTCGGGATGCCAACGCTGCTCGACTTCGAACATAACGTCGATCCAGCCGAGGGTGCCGGCGGCGACGTCCTCGGGAAGCTCGGAGGGGCTCCAACGTCCTACTCGGAAGTCAACGAAGCTCAGAATATTCCTCGTATCGAGGCCGCCGATCGTAGCGCTGGTACGATTAGCCAAATCAGCCTTCGAGACGGCGAAGTCCCACCCAACAGAGTATTGCTTCGGCTGATCGTGATCCTCTTCCTTCATCGGGATGAAGTCATCTTTGCGCAGGTAGGCATCGCTGTTGTCCTGTGGGTCATTGAGCAGCTCCTGCGAGTAGCCCGCGGCGTCATGGGCCGCGACGAGTTCGCGTTGCTTGCTGCGCAGGACCTCTTCGGAGAGGCGCTCCGGCCAGAGAAGCTCACTAAAGTCATCAAAGCTCTTATGCGCGCGGTAGACCTTCGTGAGCCACTCAGGATTCTTCATCAGATTCGCAAGCATCGAGTCCTCGTTGAGGATCGTGCCGTGGCCGCGACACTTTCCGCCGAGGCGCAAGCACTGTTTCGCCGCACGGAAGAACCAACGGAGGAACTTCTGCCGCTGTTCCTTAGTTTCGACTTGCTCATCGTCCTCTACATCATCGAAAAGGAGGAGGCCGGGGCGCTTTCCGCGCCACTTACGGCCGCGAATCTTCTGTCCAGGACCGCGACCAAGGATTCTGAACTGGTAGCCGTCCTTGCACTCGACGATCAGGTCGGTTTTAGTGTCCGTGATAAAGCGAACTATGCCGAATTCGCGAACTATGTCCTCATTTTCGTGCAGTTCAAAGGAGAATTCGGCGACGGATTCGGCGGCCATCTCCTCAGAGGCGCCAAGGACGATGATGTAGCTTTGTTCGCGGAAAAGGGCGACCGCGAGGCCGTAAGCGAGGGTGAAATTGGTGCTCTTCGCCGAGCCACGAGGGGCAGCCACAGCGCACTGGGTGTGGTCGGAACAGTACATTCCCCAAACTTCGCGGTGGAAAGGCGCATTCGGGGAGACTACGTCATAGTTTGTGGACAGAAAGAGGCCTGCGAAGCTCTCGATCAGGTCGGCAGTGAGGGCGACAGCGGTCATATAAAGACTCTGTAAGCAAACAACCAAAATTCACCGTTACTAGGAGACTTCCAACTCCACCAACGATTAATGGTGAATTGCCTCTCCGCTCTGTAGCCCCAACTTATCCACAGTAAATAGGAGTCTGTGGACTGAATTCTGAGGCGGCCGCCAGCACAGAAGTACAGATCAAGCCAAGCTGGCGTACGACGAACCCAGAAGCGAGACAGGAACTCTTTCATGTCTGGTTCGGCACCACGGCGAGGAACGCTTCGAGCAGGAGCGTCTGCGAGAGGCTCGTCGTCACGGTGCAAGTGAGCAGATACACAACGCCAAGCGTCCCGGCGGTGATGAGTTGGGTCACTTTCGTTCCGCTGATTGTGGCAGAGCCGCTCACGATCGCGCTGGGCGACGCATCTGTGCCCGAGTAGACGGCGGCCGTCACCGTGGCGGTGGAGAGCGTCTCTCCAAGCGCGAGCTGCGAGAGGAAGTCGAACGTCTCAAGGACGGTCTCTCCGACGAGCTTCGCTGGAATCGACGCTCTCAAGAGGTCTCCCGGGCTCTCCGCGGGCTGCGCGCGGGGAGGATGGAGGCTTCAGCAAGCGCGGAGGCCGGGAGGAGGATCATTTAAGGCAGCATCCTGCTTTCAGCGAGAAGATAGCCTTCGAGAGGCCAGATCTTACCGAAAGCGTCCTTGTACGCGAGTCCCTTGCCGATCTCAATGTTGAAGTTTCTTGGGTCGACGCAGGCTGATTCGCCGCGAACGCTGTAACCGTTCTTCAGCGTGATATTGCATAAAGTTACGGTCGAATCCGGCAAGACCATATAATCCACCTTGGCGATTTTCGCCTCAATGGAGTCCTTGGTAACTTTCGGATACGGCCGAGTTGCGATTGCTTGGTCCAGTTTGTCACCACTCAGTTCAGGTTCAGTCATTTCAATGCTCCTTAAGTTTGCTATGATTCCGTCATAGCGCGGTTAGACAACTCGATCCCATTCGAGATTGAGCCGATACATCACGCGCTGGAGAAAGCCAAGTGCAATATCCAGCTTCATATTAGTGCGAGAGAACTTATACTCGTCGATGTTCTCCGTAAGGATCAAAATGCCTGTAACCTCACCAGCCTTCGTAGCTTCAATAACGCGCTCAAGCTCCGTAATGACTCGATCGCGGCCGCTCTCGTCGGCGGTTACAAGTTTTAACGCTTCAGCCATCACTTCGACTTCCGCGCCACGCTCATAGCGATCGCCTGCTTCTGCGGCCGCCCGGCGTGCATCTCAGTGCGGATGTTCTGGGAGATCGCGGCCTTGCTGGAGCCCTTCACCAGCGGGTCGCCGGCCATTCTCGCGTGCATCCGAATCGGCTGCGCATCTGTAGGCGCGAACTTGTTCTGCGCGTCGAAGCCCCAAATGGGCAGCGGGTTGTAGTCATTGTAGCCTTTAGTCTTCATGGCATCGTCTCCGTCGCTGTGGCGGCCGCCGGCTAGTGGCAGCGCCAGTAGAAACTCAAACCAAGCAGCGTAGCCCGCAGCTGCTTGTACCCTTTACACCAGTAAAATAGCTTCCGATGCAACGCGAGCGAGATCTTCCATCCGCGGCCGTAAAGCCACCCTGGCGACTCGACTCGCACCAGCAGAAATCGCGGCGCACCTCTAATCGGAGACGCCTGCATAAATGCGTGAAGCTGAATATCTTGCATCACTTACCTCCCGTGCCACCAGAAAGCTTCATATGCGCTGGCGGCCGGCCCCGTGACAACGCCAGTGAGAATCTCTTCAAATGGCACTTCCCACCATAGCCAGATACCAACTTGGCGATGTATGTCTATCTTCCACTTGAACCACAGCCTACAGCGCAAAACCCACTGCCACAAGCGCCGAACCGTGTACCACTTGCAATACACCGAAGACAGCCCCTTCGGCACTAACCAGGGCATGTGGGTTTTCTGCATGGGGATGGCCGCCGGGGGCCCTACCCCGGCTGGATGTCCTGTTCAATAGTCACGGGCTCTCGCCCTTCTCGCACCTTCGACTGCAGCTCGATCAGCCGATTCGCCAGCGCGGCGAGATGATCGGTCGGCGGCGGAGGAGGACTGGCGTTGCCGCCGACCCCAAGCGCTTTCGCTCCCAGCTCCACCGCCCGTAGGACGACTTGGTCGGAGACCGCGGGCGCTTCGAGTTTCTGCTGCAGCCGCTCCAGCGACAGCCGCGTGATGCCCTCGAAGCGCTCCTGAAGCGTCTGGACCAGAACGGGATCGACAAGCTCCGCCCGGCGGGCCGCCATCATGCTTTTCCACGCGTCGGAGGCTTGGATGTTGCAGAGCCAGCCCACGCTGTAACCGTAGCGGGCGGCGAGATCCTGCAGCCGACACGAAGGGTTCGCAATGATGAAGTCGATCATGTCGGCGTGCGTATAGTTGACCTTCGCCACGTTCCCCATAGTCGGCGCGTGGCCGGGCGGCGGGGCCTGAACTGGAGACATCGCCGGGCTGGCGGCGAGTTCTTCGAGCATCGCGGAGGCGGGGGTGTTCATGACAATAGGACACCACGGCGGCGGACGAGTTCCACAACTGGGCGCTTTAGCGCCCGCGGTTCCGCCTCAATATGCGCTCACGTTACCGACCGATAACCCGCGCGAGTATCCACACCAGCTGAAATATCCCGGAGTGTGTTTGTGTGCGCGCAGGGATTTCTTTTTTGCCCCCACCCGGCCTTCGCAGGTGGGACGGATCGCCGTGGGGGTGCACCTGGATGGTGCATGCCGCCGATGCGCTGCAGTTACAAATTGTTACATCCATCTGGGGAACCATCGGCATGCGCCGTGGTCAGACGTTATGTAACCCAAACACAACGGAGGCTCAAATGTTACGTATCATCGCAACGATTATCTTCACCGTCGCATTTACTGTTGGCATCATTGACCTGTGGGGCAATGGCATGTGGTTGCAGCTTGGCATGGTTGTATGGTCCGCGTTCGGCATGGGCGGATTGTTGGTCTGGGCCGTGCAATCCGAGTGAACTTTGTATGTGTTGGCATTGTCCAACACATACGAGGTCGCATTCCGCGGCCACATTTGGAGGCTCAACCATGAAGAAATCAATCGACGTTAAGACCGCAACGATTACCTTTACATTCGACAATCCGCATGGGCTCGTTGGACTGGAACCCGTTGTGTTCGACACCACGAAGTGCGCCGAATCGGTGCGTGAATACGCCGAGCTGCATGGGTTTATGGCGCGGGTAGGAGACAATGCAGCCATCGCACGCAAGGACGCAGGCGGAACCGTGACCGAAGCCATGCGGAGGGAAGCGGTGCTCGAACTCGTGAACTATTACGAGGGCGGCGCGGACAAATGGGAGATTACTGGTCGCACCCGTGCGCCGACACAGAACGCAACGATTCTTAAGATTGCGGCTGCGATGAATATCACCTACGCCGAAGCCGAGGCGGAAGTCCAGCGCAGGATGCTGGACGAGATCAGCGCGTAAGCGCGGGCGGCTTGGGGCTCAAGAGGACTTGCAAGAGTCTTCTTGGGCACAAAGCTGACGAGGAAAAACTTGGGAACTTTTGTATAATCACATGGTCATATCATCATGTGCATTCTCACACCGCTCACATACGGTATCTGATAAAAATAGCTCTTAAGGTAAGGGGTTTTTATTGTTAATTTTTTTTCTTACTTAAAAACCCGAGCGAACTTTTTACCAGATATCGTGCGTGAGCGGTGTGAGGATGGTTATGGGGATAATATGGAGACGGGAATATGAAGAAGAGCACTGCGATTGAGAGCGCACGCTTTCGGGCCGCGAAGCATAATGTGGATTATTTCATTGTCCAAGTAAAGAACGGGCAATGGATGGTGGAGACTGCGCGCTATATGGATACACCTGTGGGGCATATGCTCTATGATAATAGGCCGAAGGAATTCTTCGCTGCGCCCGGAACGGTGACTTACGCATGAAGTACTGTATTTGGTGCTTCGCACCAAGTGATACAAAGAATTCAGCGTGTCCTGCGCCAGACGGCGACGGGCACCTGTTTAGCTTGGATAGCGCTTCGCCGCCGACAGAGGGTGAGCTATTCATTCCCACAATGCTCAACGAAGACGACGAGCTTAACGATTGGAGACCTTACTAATGACTTGCATAGTGGAAGGATTCAAGACGAAGAAGGATTTGAAAGAACGAGTGAAGTGCTTCATGCCGCTGGTTGATCCACGGCTTGATTTTTATATTAGCAATCCCTCACCGTTTCCTGCAGGCACGTATGAATATGCTGGTATGGCAAGCTCACTGCCTGTAGGAAAGAAGGTAATTGTTACGAATCATCCTAAGCGTAGCTGGTTCGCACAAATCGAGCGGACGGCTGCTGGATTCAAGGTGACCTAATGTTCAGCAATCGTAATAACGCCGCGAGGAAGGTAACTTCAGATCAAGTGGCCGAAATCCGCCGCCGATATGAGAAGGGAGAAACACAAGGCGCGCTATCCCGTGCGTATCAACTGAGCATCGGCCAAATCGGCCGAATTGTGCGCTTTGAATCTTGGCAAGGCGCAGATGCACAGCGAGCGCCTACGCCAGAAGAGCTGCACGAGATAGCTTTGCGGCTGATAAAAACGCAGGAGAGCGTAGGGATACCGCCAAGCCCGCTTGACGAGGAGGATGATAAGTGAAACATCCAAGCCGATACGGCACAACATGCTGGATTTGTGGGCAGCCAGGGCTGCGAACAAAGCGGCTCGGGGAAGAGATTGTGCAATCTTGTGATCCATGCAAGCAGGCGAAAGGGACGCGAGAGGAAATTCGCAAAGCGCGTGATGCAGATGTGCTCGCGATTCAACATCATGCTGTAGGCTACGTGCCAGTCTATTGGGTTCCGGCAGAGTTTGAAAAGCTGCAGCGAGACCACGAGGGTTGCGAGTTTATGCTCGATGCGCTGAAGTGCATAGAGTATTATGATGCCTACGCGCCGAAGACGCAGGAGCGGCAGATCAAAAGCCAGCGGAAGTATCATCAGGAATACTATGCGAAGCTTCGTGAGGAGCAACGCGCACTTAAAGGATCAAAGAAATGAATAACACTGAATCTCCTGCAATCGACAAGCCCGACGAATTCCTCGACATCGAGCCAGCGTTTCGGGAGGTCGCGCAGAAGTACGGCCGAAGCATGTTCGCGCTGGTCTACAACGCAGGCATGGCGCGGCAGGCGATAGGGGTGCTGCTCGGGCAGGCGGAGAAACACCGCAGCGGAGCGATACTCAAGGCCGCGCAAGTGCTTGGGCAGGCGTTTAACGTAGCCTCCGCGGCGTATGTGGCGCAGATGAAATGGGACGAGGGAACGCTGGCGCAGTGCGATAGGGATATTGGGCTAGCTTTCGCGGGGAAGATCGTGATTCCCGAAGCGGGCTCGAGAATTATTCTGGACTCGTGAGATGAGCTTCAAAGACCAAAAAGCTAAGATCTGGGGAAGCAGACGCCGCCGATACTGCTACTACTGCGGCATAAAGCTTACTTTTGACGCTGCCACGGTGGATCACCTTATCTCCCGACGAAACGGTGGAAGCGGGCATCTCAAAAATCTTGTGATTGCCTGCTTGAATTGTAACACAGAAAAGGGAAGCAATAACTTTATACGAAAGGAGCTTTAATGAGTTACGTGTTGCTTGTAACTATTGATACAGTAAGAATGTTTGCGACGGAACCAAAAGACGGTCCGGACTTGCACGGAGCTATAAAGTTGTATCGCGAGCTTAAGTTACGTTTTCCAGAGAACCAAGGCTATCAAGTCTATGCCTTTAAAACAACGAATACTTCAGTTCCAGTTTCAACAAAAGATTGGGACTAACTTGGGAACTAAACCGCGCCCATTATGTCGAAATAATGCAATCGGCAATGGTGCCGAATGAATGGAGGCTCAAATGCGACACGCAATAGCAGCATGGCTTACTCACGATGGAACACAAGCACAACTGATTCTTGCCTTGCAAGATGACGACGGAGATGTTGAACACGTAGCGCAAGACATTGATGAAGTATCGTATCAGGGCTGGCTTGAAGAGGGCCTTGAGGAGCGTACCTAATGCTCCACTCCATCCTCTATCGCTCCTCCGGCCATCTTCGCCGAGTGACGCTCGCCTCCGACGATCTCTTCGCCGCCGAGACGCTTGCGCGTCTGTGGGAGCGCATCAGCGGCGCGGAGGTGCTGGAAGTTTCGGCGGTCGGACGGAGCAGGTTTGTGGAGAGGGGCGGGAAGATTATCTTACGGAGGCAGAAATGAACTGGAAGCGCCCATTCTTGAATATAGCGCGCAGAATCGCTGAGAAGCATCCTTTTTATTCGCGCTTTATTCCAGCAGACATGACCCGAGACGAAGCTATATTGCTGTTTTGTTTTATGGCGGCTGCCGAGGAGTAATAAAAGTCTTGGGGAACTCGGCGTGATTCTCGTTGTCCAAATCAATGTAACGCATATAATGGAGGCTCAAGATGAATGCCAAAAAGTGTAAGTCCCTTCGCAGAGAAGCTCGACTGGAGACAGTTGGAAAGCCGGTTCGTGCTTATGCAGCGCACCAGCAAATCGCGTATGACAGCAAAGGACAACTGCGCTTCGCCGAATGTCTAATGCTTGCCGCCGGATGCTTCCGTCAAGTCTATCGCGCAATGAAACGGAGCGCAGCATGAAACCCCTCAAAGTCCCTCACGGAACTGCCCGCGCGCTTCGCCGCCGGGACATGGCGAAGTTCAACCTGGAGCGCGAGCGGAGGCTTCAACGCGAATCGCAGGGCCTGCTTGAAGTCAACGGAAAGCCGGTCTCGCCAGCCACTGCACTTGCTGCACTGAAGCACTAGGACTCAGTCAGGGAAGCCAACTTCCCTGAGTGCGTCCTGCGCGCCGGAATACGTGGTCGCCGGAGGGAAAGATACCACAATTTCAATGGAGCATCAAATGAGTGAAGTTCAAGCAACCAGCACTACCGAGCAAGCAGCAAAGCCGAAGGCAGAAATCGTCGCCGTCCAGATGTCCGACGGCAGGAGCGTAAACTTCGCTGGCAAGCGCAAGGTCAACAAGGAAACGCTGATCGACGAAGGGAAGATCGAGATCGACGAGGGCAGCGGGATCGTGCAGCTGCAGCGCGGCGCGGTCGCAGTACGGATGGACTTCCGCAATGGCGAAACGCGGACGCTTGAGCTGCCCCTGTCGCTTCTCGCTCGCTTCGCCGGCCACGGCGGGGAGCAGAAGTTTGGCGACGAGCTGGCGACGACCGCGGATAAGCCGCTCAGCGAAGAGGACATGGTAATCGCTATCGACGACCTCTACGCCGAGATCGCCAAGGGCAAGTGGGGCAAAGGTCGCGCGGCGGGAGGTGGTGGAGTCTCCGGCGCGAGCATGGTGATTCAGGCCATCCTCGAAGCGGTCAACAACCGGAACGCAGCGAAGGGCCTCCCGCTCAAGACCCTGGACGACATCAAGGCCTACGTGCAGAAGCGTCTCGACGCGGAGACCTCGAAGCCCGAGGGCGAGCGGCTCACTCGGCGCGCACTGTACGACAGCTTCCGTGCACCCGGCACTGAGACCGGCGTGATCATCGAGCGCATGGAGAAGGAGAAAGCCGCGAAGAACGTGAAGGTCGATGCGAACGCCGAACTGGCGAACGTCTGAAGAATTGGCGGCGGGAACTCCCTGCGAGTCCCCTCTGTCGCGGGCAAGAACGACTGAGACACTATTGAGATCGCTATGCGCTGGCTAACGCCGACAAGTGCTTGCAGTCTACGTGTTATTAGGGCCGTTCCCTCGCGCCAGAAAGGTTACGGAAGCATAGTAACCCGCCGCCTCCCGAGTCAACCGGGTTCTTGGCCCGGCGACGGAGATTTACCCCTCTCGATCGCCAACCTACCAATTGAGGCTTCGTAAGAGGCTCCAAGGCGGTGAGAACGGGAACCCTCGCTGCAGGGTAGGTTGCAGCTGGCGCCACCGTGGAATCAGCCGTGAAGTCAGGAGAGCGTCGCCAAGCGCATTGAATCTCCGACGAAGCCAAACGGCGCCGGACGCTGTAACCGGCAAGAGTTGAACCGGAAGACAAAGCCAGGAAGAGTCAGTAGCCTTTCAAGCTACTTTAGCGAGTTCGAACCTCGCCCGGTTCGCCAAGGCCCCTCACGAAGGGGCCGCGGCGCTGAGGGGACCACCTCTTCCCCGAGTCGCCAGGGCAATGAGCCTCCGCTGGCGGCGGATACGGAAAGGGAGGCAGTGTGTGATAGGGAAACCACTCCGCTTGCGGATTAACACGCTGCCTCCCGCCGATCTTCCCTGCGAGGCTTGAGATAGATGGAGGCTCTATGGATAACTGGGACTACGAACCGCCGGGGTGGGGAGGCCTTTTTGTACTCGCCGCGGCGATTGTCTTCGTGGCGTGGCTCGCACTCTGCGTAACAGGGTGATAAATAAATCGAAAGTCTTGGGGAACTTTGATTGGAGTGCGTTGTCAAATCCATATCGCGCGTGATTTATCCACCGATAACACGCGCAAACGAACAGCAGTGGCGTATGCTTACGGGTTCATCCTTCGGAGCTGACTCCCCGTTTGCAATTGTTCCCTGCAGCAGGAAAAGCGTGGCGTAAGGTTTGGTTTCATCTGCTAAATGACCCGCCAGACCGAATTGTTCCCGCGAGAGTGTTAAAAGTGGCGTTAGAGACGGATACTTCTTTGGTTGAAGACTGCCGAAAGGTGGTCTGGCCGTTCAAGCCGGCCAAGCCCGTTTCGTTTGTTCCCTTTAAGGAGAGTTAGCATGAGACTTAACACCATCCCGAAGCGGCCGCCGGTTCACACCTGGGAAGGCGGCCCCGCAAGCAACATCAATACAGAACAGCAGCTCCGTCGCTCCCTCATGACCTGCATGCTCTGGGAAGACCAGTTCTACGAGAGCGGCAAGACTATCGCGCAGCGTATCGCGGAGCTGGTGCCGCAAGTCCGGCCCGAATTCGCCGCCGCCTGTGCGTGGCAGGCTCGCACCGCGATGAAGCTCCGCCACGCTCCGCTCCTCGTTGTCCGCGAGATGGCACGGTGTGCGAAGCACAAGCACCTCGTTGGCAAGCTCCTCGCCGACGTAATCCAGCGCCCCGACGAGATCGCTGAGTTCCTCGCAATCTACTGGAGCGAGAAGAAGCAACCGCTCAGCGCCCAAGTCAAGCGCGGACTCGCCGCTGCCTTCACCAAGTTCGACGAATACTCCCTCGCCAAGTACGACCGTGAAGGCGCGGTGAAGCTCCGCGATGCGCTCTTTCTCTGCCACGCAAAGCCTGCCGACGTACTCGACTCCGCGCCGAAGTTCACCAAGCTCGAACGCAAAGCCGCTGGAGAGTGGGAGCTGACTCCGGGAGAGCAGCTCTTCCGTAAGATCGTAGAGCGCAAGCTCGAAACGCCAGACACTTGGGAGGTCGCCCTCAGCAGTGGAGCGGATAAGCGTGCTACGTTCGAGCGACTCATGGCCGACAAGAACCTCTTCGGCCTCGCGTTCCTCCGCAACCTCCGCAACATGACCGAAGCCGGCGTGGAGCGCTCGACGCTGAAAGCATACGGCGATGCGCTCAACTTCGAGCGTGTGCTCCCGTTCCGCTTCATCGCGGCCGCGCGAGTCGTCCCCCAACTCGAAGACATCATCGAGCCTTGGATGCTCAAGTGCCTCGAAGGCAGCCCCAAGCTCGCCGGGAAGACGGTCCTCCTCGTCGATGTCTCTGGCTCAATGGACGCAGCGATCTCTTCCAAGTCCGATCTCCAGCGCATCGACGCTGCGTGTGGACTGGCGATGCTCCTGCACGAGGTTTGCGAGGAAGTCGAGATCATCACGTTCTCAAGCAGAGTCGTCTCCGTCCCTCCTCGTCGCGGATTCGCGCTGTGTGATGCAATCTTGCAGAGCCAAACGCACGCAAGCACCTATCTCGGCCAAGCCGTTCATGCAGTCAACACTGAACGTGCTTACGACCGCTTGATCTGCATCAGTGACGAGCAAAGCGCTGATCGCGTGGAGGCGCCGAAAGGCAAGGCTTACATGCTCAACGTAGCAAGCTACAAGAACGGCGTCGGTTACGGCGCTTGGACACACATCGATGGATGGAGTGAGGCAGTTGTAGACTTCATCCGTGAGTTTGAAGCAAACTAACTGGAGGCTCAAATGTCAACACGAAAGCTCTACCATCCAGCGCCAAACAGGGACTGGTTTCAAACGCCTGAGCGTCTGTGGGCCAGTCGCCCCTGGACAAAGGAAGCTGTCCTCGACGCAAAGCGCGCTGGCGCATGGTTCGCCAAGGCGCATCATGAGTTTGCTGATGTCGCAGCCGCCAGGGCGGCGGGAGTCGGAGAATGAAGCTCACAGAGTGGTATCCGCCGGAGGTGAAGCCGGTGAGGGAAGGTATCTACCAATGCATGTATGGAACAGAAAAGTTCCCTGACATCATATACAGAAAATACAAAAGGGGGCTATGGTATGCTTATGGCGATACAATTGCTCAAGCAGAAGCAAGAGATAATGTATCGTCAAATGCAGCACCTTGGCGCGGTCTCGCCGAGGAGCCGAAATGATCGACGATCTCGACAGCCTCTTTAACTCCGCCATTGCCCACGCTCGGGAAGAGCGCAAGGCCGCCGTCAAGCGAGCCGAGCGCAAGAGCATCGAAGCTCCCCCCGCGCAGACCACACAGGCGCTGTTCCTCGACCCCAAGAACTGGACCCGGACGAGAGGAGTGGCGCTCATCCACGAAGAGACCGAGACCATCCTCGGTAATTTCAGCGAGTACCTGCACACCAGCGTTCCCAACTGCCGCAAGCTCGTCCGGGAAGAGTCCCCCATCACCGTATCCGCCGCCGAGCGCGTGAGCGGCTCCTGGTGGCTCGGCGAGAACCGCCGCATCGAGCCGCGCGCTCCCTGGCACGAGACGCGGCCCGCCATAATCCACGTCCACCTGGACAAGCTCATGCTCCACGCGCCCATTTGCGAGGTAACGGTGCACCTTTCGTATGGCTCCATCGCTCGCGTTGAACTAACGCTCGACACGCAGTTCGCCGCCGAAGACGAACAGCAGGAGCAGCTGGTCTTCCTCCCCGCGAACACAAACATCATCGACGTCATGAGCTTCGATTGCAAGATGGCGTTGAGGAAGGAGCTGGGGATATGAACACAACAGCCTTATTTCTCTCCAGAGAAATCATAACTTGGTGGAAGGACGCACAGTACTGGTGCCATGGAGACTATAACGTCTTCGACGAAGAGCCAACATTTGTGGTGCGAGCAAAAGAGGTTTTAGAAGAAGAAGGGTTTCAGGTTACTTCTGATGGAGACCTTATAAAGGCGCCGCGATGACCCTCCTCGA